ATCTGTAACCATGGCTTTTTACCGTGGCCAGCAGGGCTCCGTCAAATTCGACGACGCGGGCACCACTGCTGCAACCATCACCAGCACCCGCTCTTGGTCTTTGACCGTTGAGAAAGAATCGCTGGACACCACCGCCCTTGGCGCTACCTATCGGGCAAATGTCGGCGGGCTGATCAGCGGCTCTGGCACCTGCGAAGTGCTGTATACCGCTAGCAGCGCAGACGAAACCAACGTCTTCATCGAAATGGTCAATACGGCCAACGATGAGGGACTGGCACTGTTTGAGCTGTTCCTTGATACCACCGGCACCAAAAAAATCAGCTTTGATGGTGTCATCACCTCGGCTGAATACTCTGCCACTGTCGGCGAAATCGAAGTCATTACCCTGAACTTCGTGACCAACGGCGCCATCACTCTGGACATCTGATCATGGCTTTTTATCGCGGCCAACAAGGCACCGTCTTTTTTGACAAAGCTGGTAGCGGCGGTCTTTCCGAGATTGCTGCTGTGCGCTCTTGGTCTATGACCGTTGAAAAGGAGTCGTACGACGTGACCTCCCAAGGCGCTACCTATCGCGCCAATGTTGGTGGTCTGATCAGCGGGTCGGGCACCATCGAAGTCATGTATGACGCTCCCGGTTCTGGCGACAAACTTGATCTGATCAAGGATGTGAACCAAGCCACCGACGAGGCCGATGCAGCCGTTGAGCTGTATTTGGACGAAACCGGCGGTAAAAAGATCACGGGCACCATCGTGGTGACGAGCACCGAATACAGTGCTACGGTTGGCGAGATCGAGATTGTTACCCTCAATTTCGTTTCTAGCGGAACCCTGACTCTGAGCATCTAATGCCCGCCGCAAATCAGCGCCCTGTTGATCTTCTCACCGGGGCGTTTGACCTGAACCAGCGTCGTCGCTTTGACATCAAAGGAGCCGATGGCGCTGTTGTCTTGTCGCTGTATTTCAAACCGATCACCCGTGCTGACCGTAAGCGGGCAACAACTCTGGCAGGCAGCGAAGAGGCCCTAGAAATCAGCACGCAGATGCTATGCCAGATGGCCGAGCTTGAGGATGGCACCAAGGCCTTTGCTGCTGCCGACGCCGCCAAGCTGCAGCGCGAACTGCCCGAATCGGTGCTGAATGAGCTGGAGCTGTTCTTGTTTGGCCTTGGCAACTCCGAGGGTCTTGAGGAAGCAAAAAACGGCTAAAGGAAGACTCTTGGCTGTTCTTTGAGTTCTTCCTAGCCACCGAATTGGGAAAAACGGTAAGTGAACTCCGTGGTCAGTTGACCGAGGCCGAATTTGTGATGTTCGCCGCCTATTACGAGGTCAAGGGCGAACGCGAAAAAGAGGAGATGGATAAGGCCAAGGCGAAAGCACGGCGATAGACTGCATAGACAAGGTTAGTGCGTTGCTGTGGCCGTAGCTGTCGTTGACGTACAGGTAAGAAGTGCCGGTGCGGTCAATAACCTTAGGCAGATCAATACCGCCTCAAAAGAAGCCCAGAGCGCACTGGAAGGGCTTAAGCGTGCTGCTGCCGGTCTTGCATTAATTCAGGTTGGCCGCCAAGCGGTACAGGCCGCTGCCAGCTTTAACGACCTGCAACTGCGGCTGAAGTTGCTAACGGCTCAATATGGCGAAACCGCCAAGGTCCAGCAATTTGCGGCTGAATCTGCCCGTCGTTTTGGCCTGAGCAATCGTGAGGCAGCCGAAGGGGTCACCAATATTTACGCCCGTCTCAAACCGCTTGGGGTATCGCTGCGTGATATTCAGAGCACGTTTACCGGCTTCAACACTGTTGCAAGACTTTCAGGCGTTGCTGGCGCCGAGGCTTCCGCCGCATTTACGCAGCTTGCTCAAGCCCTAGGCTCTGGCCGTTTGCAGGGCGATGAATTTCGGTCAATTTCCGAGCTGGTTCCCGGCATCCTTGTTGCGATCAGTCAGCAAACAGGTGTTGCGGCAGGCGATCTTAAAGAATATGCCAAACAAGGCAAGCTTACCTCTGAGGTTGTTGTTGCCGCTCTGCGCCGGATTGAAACCGAAGGCGCCGGAAAAATTGCCCAAATTATTCAGCAGAGTGATATTCAAAAATTCAAGAACTTCCAGAACGCTGTTGATGACCTGCAAATCGCAATCGGCAATGAGTTGCTGCCAATCGTTGCGCCGCTGGTCAAAGACATAACAGGTTTAGTGCGGGCAATTACAGGCCTACCTGAACCAGTTAAAAACGCCACTGTTGAGTTAATTCGCCTTGGTGTTCAGGTTTTAGTTGTCAAAAAAGCATTTGAGGCAATCATTGCCATCCGCCTTGCTTTGGTTGGAAGCCTTGTCGGCACAACAACTGCATTGGCCGCTAGTGGCGTTGCGGCTACAACATCAGCGAGCGCATTTAATTTATACACCAATAATGCAAAAACTTTGGCGGCTCAATCCGCTGCCACATCCGGCAAAGTCAATCCCTTAATTGCCAGCCTGCAGTCCTTGGCGGCGATTGGCGTTATTACGGTCGCAATCAATTTGGCCGTTAGCGGGTTGCAGGAATATTTGCAAGTGCGGGGTGAAATTGATCGCTTGCGCGGTCAACGTGGCAAAGGTGGTGCGGCAGCGGTATTCGGTAAAACAGCTCCTGCTGAAAGCAAGAGGACTGCTCAGCAAACGCTGAAAGCAATTCAGGCGGAACGGCAACGGCTTCAATCGCCCGGCGAAATCGCAAAAGGCTTTCTCGGCCCTCTTGCTCCGTTGGTTGGTGGCATGGGTCCTGCAGCCAGAGGTGAAAGGCGAGTTCTATTAGGTGAGCGCGAGGCATTTGCCCGTGGTGTTTTGGGTCTGCCTACTAGGGCTGAAACAGGCGGTACGACGCTGCCTACAACCCCATTGGGCGCTGGGGAGGATGAGAAGAAAAAGAAAGGCAAAAAGCCACGCGAAAGCCAAGTGCCGGAATTGACCCGCGAGCTTTCACTTCTTCAACAACAAACTCAACTGCAAGGTTTACTGGCGCAGGCGGCTATTGCTAAAAACAAAGAAGATCAAATTCGGCTTGAAGGCATAGGCCGTGAAACCGAACTTCTTTATCAGGCATTTGGCATTGAACAAAGCTCTGTGCCGCTAGCTGAAAAGCAACTAGGCATTGCAAAGATCGCCCAGCAATTACAGCAAAGTCAAATTCAGACAGCGCAGGAACTTGCTCAGTACGATCTGCAGCAACGGGAAACTGGCATTGAGCGTGTCCAGCAGTTGTTGGACGAACAAGAATTGTTGCAGGCAAAATTACGTGGCAACGAAGCGGAAGTGATATTAAAACAACAATTACGTGACATATTGAAAGACACCAAAGGCCTAAACGAAGGCGAGGTAAAGGCAATATTGCAACGCAATGAAGCCCTCAAGCGGCAGGCCGAACAGGCGGAACAGTTGAAGCAAATTTATGCCGATGTTGGCAACAGCATTAAAAGTGGTCTTGTTGAGGCGATACAAGGTGCGATTGATGGCACCAAAACACTTCAGGAAGTTGCAACCAATCTTTTGAGCAATATCGCCAACAAACTTTTTGACGTGGCCGTCAACTTTGCGTTGTTTGGCGCCATGTCTGGTACGGGCACTGGCGGTGGCTTACTCGGTGGCTTGTTTAAACCGCGTGCCAATGGCGGCTCCGTGATGGCTGGGCAGGGCTACCTCGTCGGTGAACGCGGCCCTGAACTGTTCATGCCGGGTCGTAGTGGTGGCATTGCCCCTACCGGTTCTTTTGGCGGCGCTGGCAATATTGTGGTGAACGTAGACGCGAATGGCTCTAACGTGCAGGGCGACGGCGCACAGGCCAACGCACTTGGTAAGGCCATTGGAATTGCCGTTCAGCAAGAATTGATTAAACAGAAGCGCCCCGGAGGCTTGCTCGCCTAATGGCTACTTTCCCCGCCATCACTGCCACCTACGGCGCCACAAAGAACAATCAGCCTGTTGTTCGCACGGTGCAGTTTGGAGACGGCTACCAGCAGCGTCTGACCTACGGCCTCAATCAAAATCCTAAAAGCTGGGATCTGACGTGGCAGAACATTACCGAAACCAACGCTGATACCATCGAAACCTTCCTGAACAACCGCGCCGCTGATAACGCCAGCTTTGATTGGACACCACCTGATGAGGCAACGTCGTACAAGTGGATTTGCCCGCAATGGAATAAAACCATCACGTACAACAACCGCGCCACTGTTACAGCTATGTTCCAACAAGTATTTGAACCCTGATGGCGTACTCGGCTTGGGCTAGTTCAACTGCATACGTTGTTGGCGATATTGTCCGCGCTAGCAGCCTGCAGGCATCCGGCCTCGTCTTCCAGTGCGCCACAGCTGGCACCAGTTCCAGCACTCAACCGGCGTGGCCAACAGACATTGGCAGCACCATCACGGATGGCACGGTCGTTTGGACGGCGATTAGCAGCGTCTACGAGGAGCTGGCCGCACTGGCACCGAGCGCCATCATCGAACTGTTTGAGATGACGCTGGACACCACCTTGCACGGCAGCAGCGACACCTACCGCTGGCACAACGGCTGCAACGCCAACGTCACTGGCAACATCGTCTGGAACGGCAACACTTATACCCGTCTACCCGTCAAGGCTGACGGCTTTGAGTACAGCAACACGGGTACGCTGCCGCGCCCCACACTGACCATCAGCAATCTGGATGGCACCATGACCACATTGTTGTTGCTGGTCAACGCCACCACACCCGGCAACGACCTTGGTGGCGCCACGGTCAAACGCATCCGCACCCTGAAGAAATACCTAGACGGTGAAGCCGCCGCCGACCCACACGCCAAATTCCCCGATGAGGTCTGGTACGTGGACCGCAAGGCGAGCGAAAACCGCGACTCTGTGAGCTTCGAACTCGCCAGCAAATTCGACCTTGCCGGCGTCATGCTGCCCAAGCGCCAAATCATCGCCAACATCTGTCAGTGGAAATACCGCAGCACCGAATGCGGCTACACCGGCAGCAACTACTGGGACATCAACGACAACGTGGTGGGCACGCTGGCACAGGACAAGTGCGGCAAACGTCTCAGCTCCTGCAAATTGCGTTTTGGCGAAGTGGCTGAACTGCCATTCGGATCCTTTCCCGGCGCCGGTCTGACCCAATGAAACTCAGCAAGTCCATTCAAGAGGCTGCACTGGAGCACGCCAAGGCAGAGTTTCCAAGGGAATCCTGCGGTTTGGTTGCCGTGGTCAAAGGCCGCAAGCGGTATTTTCCCTGCCGCAACATGGCCGAAACGCCAGACGAACACTTCGTACTGGATCCTGCCGACTACGTTGCCGCCGAGGAACAGGGCGAAATCGTGGCCGTGGTGCATAGCCACCCGAAGACCAACCACGCCCCATCGCAAGCCGACCGCGTTGCCTGCGAAAAATCCGGTTTGCCGTGGCACATCGTCAATCCCCAGACCGAACAATGGGGTTACTGCGAACCCGAAGGCTTTGAGCTGCCTTACGTGGGACGTGAGTTTGTTTTCGGCGTGGTGGACTGCTACAGCCTTTGCCGGGACTGGTACAACCGCGAATTTGGGCTGAACTTGCACGACTACGACCGCCGCGACCAGTTCTGGCTACGGGGCGAGAATTTATACTTAGACAACTTCGCCAACGAAGGTTTCTACCCAATTCCGCTGGAGGAATTGCAGTACGGCGACGCAATCCTGATGCAGCTTGCATCACCGCTGCCCAACCACGCCGCCATCTATTTGGGCGACCAGTTGATCCTGCACCACCTACAAGGCCGACTCAGTAGCCGTGATCTGTACGGCGGTTATTATTTGAAGAGCACCGCCCGAGTCCTGCGGCATG